AGGCCGTTGTGTATGATGACTCAAAGCTCCGAGATCAATGGAGACTGGTTATGGATACGATATACTCTGAAGCTATTAATGAAGCTCCTTTGGTGGTACCTGTCGGTCTATCTGAGGCACTTAAAGTAAGAGTAATATCGAAAGGTCCACCTAAGTTATATACTTATCTGAAACCTTTCCAGAAGTTTATGCATCGTACACTCCGTCATATGGATGTATTTAGACTAATCGGCACTCCGGTAACGGATGCGATAATAAACAGTGTGTTTACAGCTGATTTAGTCAATCCTGATATGATCTTCCTCAATGGAGACTACAAAGCGTCCACGGATAATCTGCGTGGTTGGGTATCTGAGACTCTTGCAAAAGAACTCTGTGCCGTTCTGAAGGAGAACGGAAGAGATAATGAAAGAAGCTTCGAAATCGATGAAGCATTGCTTATAAGAAGTCTCACAGGTCACATATTCGTGATGAAAAATGGTGGAACCAAGGCTCAAAAAGATGGCCAATTAATGGGTTCCATATCTTCTTTCCCTTTTCTATGTATGGCTAATGCGGCATTATGCCGTCTGGCCCTAGAATGGTCTTACGGGAGGCGTTTTACTCTGAAAGAGTTGCCCTTATTAGTTAATGGGGATGATTGCACTATGGTCGGTCCTAGAAAGGACAAGGACCCGCTTTATCCTGATTTAACCTTACGTAAGCTCTGGTATAAAATTACCAATTATGCGGGATTGACATCATCACAGGGGAAAACATTATTCTCTCTTGCTCATAAACCAATTGTGGTCATCAATAGTATGACATTCGATTGGGATGAGAACTTACAACGATGGGTTGAAAGACGTTATGTACCATTAGGTATCATGATGAATAAACCAAGATCTGGTTTGTCTGGAGATGCTCAAATGCGAACTTATTCGGCATTGGGATCCCTACATCGAGAATTGAAGAGAATGTGCCCTGAAGATATATGGCCGGTGGTTTCGAGACAGTTCATTAAGAACGTGAAACCGATACTCGATCATTGCCCTAATATTCCCTGGTATACTCCGGAATATTTAGGAGGACCTGGACTTATCCCATTTGAAAAGAAGGGTATTCCGCAGGTGTCAGATTATGATAGAAAGTTGTTCACTTTTATGATAATGAATCTGAATAAGAAGGGTAAACCTCAGCCTAAGAAGGCGAGAACCGTAATGGAGTGGCATTTCAACGATATGATTGTTGATGATTATCGCGGAAGAATAGGAGTCGAAGAGACTCATTTCCTACGTGGTCACTACCAGGAATTAGATATCGAC